GAGTTAAGGTCTGTAAATTTATGAGGCACATGTCTGGTATCTTTGTATTGAGTATCTAAATCATGCCACCAAGTTTTGACTAGTCCCAGACAATCCTCTGGATCATAATTGACTATGTTGTCTATATTCTTTTGAATGATAACGTCCAAGTCAAAGAACATCTTTTCGCCCTTCTGTGTTACAACGTCATCATCAAACAAATACATTTTGTTCCACCACTTCTCCAGTTTGTTGCCGCCTGGTAAAGATATGACATTGATATCAGAACTTAGGTTTTTAGCATCGTCGGTCAAACAATAAAATTTAAAATCTTGATTTATGTTATCAAGACATGATTCATATATTTGGTGAACATGAGTGTGGTTGTACTTATCACCCCATTTGACAGTATAGATATTCACCAGTTATGCACCACGTTTGCCATGATAAAAAAACATGTGATAAAATTTACCAGTACAACCAAAGTTCTTACTACTGCCACTTGGTTATCGTAACTCTCGGTTGTTTTATCATCAAAACTTCCAATAGCAAATTTCCATATTGTCCAAATTTTTTTCATCTCCAATGCTCCAATAATTTAGGGTCAGCCAATTCGTCTTGTTTGGTATGACCTCGACTCTTATCTTCAAAGGGTAGTAAATCCACGTTAAACACACAAAGAATACAGTTCTCTCTATAGATTCCTACATTCAAATCATCTTCATCCCATGATCTGCCGCGATTGTAAGAGTACGCCATCCAAGAGGGAAAGTAGTCCCATAGTTTTGACCCATATTCCCCCCATCTCCATGAGTGATAGTTGTCTGTACCATCTGTAAATGTGTACCATATTTTTTCTTGGTTCTTTAGTACATCTTCCCAGATGGGTTCACATTGATCGTCACTCCAAACCTGACAACTGCCGTTAGTGTAAGCACCATGTGATAGTTTAAACCTTCTACTCAACATTGGTCTGGGGTCTTGCCACCATGACCGCATCTTTGTTGGTTGTTCTAGGTTATGAGTAATAATAGGTGTAAGGTCTCGCTGAATGATGACATCCAAATCAAAAAACACAAAACGACCAGTTGGCTTATCATGACCAAAGTTATGAGTGTTGAAAACAAAAGTTTTAGGCCTGTCCCAACATCTGGCCATACCATACTTAAAGTCTTCAGAACCAAACCAATACTTAGGATGGATATTAGGAATATCAGGAAAGTCAATAACATTAATATCATCATATAGCCCCGTGGCGTCATCCGTGTAACAATAAAAATGAAAATCAAACTTGTCTTCTGGGATGTTCCTTTTAGACATGTTGTATAATCTATTCACAAAATGCGGGCCGTATTTTTTCCCCCACTTGCTACATACTACATTAACTCGCATTACAATTGCCACACTTTTTATTACAAATTGATAGAGGACTTATCTTCAAACTTTGACTGATGTTTTCAAAGTCGTTACTATATATTACTTCACCTACAGTAAAGTTCTTTAAATTATTATACTGCTTATTGTAAGCATAGTCAAGAGGATGATATGGCAAAAGTTTATTCTCTAATACATCTCGTGCAATCCACGCACACGGATAGGCACCGCTGTCTGCGCTAACATAAAAGTAACCACTCTTTCTGGCATCACACCACACTGGTTCTGCAACTTTTGATTTTGGTTTTGGTCTCCTGACTTCATCCTGTTTCTTGAACATTTTTAGTGTTTCTAGGTTTACTGGTATATCACTTGCAATACTTTCTTGTACCATAGGCATATTTTTTGTTTGTTGTGGTTGATCTATGTACTCTATTTCGTCAACCCATTTTGGTTTTATAAATGACTTGTCGTATGTTTGCACCGTCAAGGTTACGCCATTGTCATGAAAGTATTTACATATCTCTTCAAAGTGTTCTGACTTTGTTGGGTCAGAAAGTTCGCACATTAATGTGACCCAGTTTACTCTATATCTTTCAAATATTTTTTTGATTGATTGCAAGTTGTGTTCATGTTCCGTTAGAAATATGTCATTGTATGGATCAGAGGTGTCATTGGTTTTACTGCTAAGTTGCACCAGCGCTCCATCTGGCGACCCATCCTCATAAAGACCCCGATACAAGTCGGAGTATTGTTCTCCATGCATTTGAAAATACTTGACAAGAGTATCATCATCTGATATATTGTCTTGTTTTAGAATACTCAATAGTTCATCTTTGGGCATGATGTTGTAGAGTCTTTCAAACACCGCCTCATAGTCCTGTTTATAGAAAAGTTCCTTGAGGTTTTCTATGTAGTATCTCTTGTATAACTTCTGCGTGTCTGCGTCATCCGCATCCCAAAATAATCTCTGAATGCCGTAGAGTTCGACATTCTTCATAAACTCTTTCTTGATTTGTGGAAGATCATTCTTGTACCACAGTCTACGATACAATGCAAAACACTGCATCCAACTTATGTTCCAGAAGTATCTTACGGGCCCGTGAGTGGATGCCTCTTCATACACAATTTTGTGTTGTCGAGAAATATATCTTTCTTTGTAAAAATCATATATGCCATCTGCGTCTTTGTTCCAGTATAGAGATTGGTCGCCTCGTTGCAACATCGGGTCATCTGGAAAGTCTGCCAAAAACTTTTTGTGCATGGATATCATATCACCAGTGTCAAAGATTTCTTTGATGATATTCTTATGGTGCGGCTCGATTCTTCTAATGAATGTGAAGTTAGATATTTCTTTTTCTAACTCTGGGACAGACTCTTTAATTTCTGGGATGGTTCCCTTCAACTGTTCTTCTAGTTCTGGAAAGTATTCGATCATCTGGTTTGTCAGAGATGTTAGATCATTCTCGTTGACCATCTGCCGCAGTTTGTTTATGATACCCTGATCCATGTAGTTTCTTTCCAGAGTTTCATCTGTCATTGAATCAAACTGCGACCAGTTTTTGATACTGTCAAACTTGTCTTTGTACTTCTCCCAATCCTCTTTTATACGAGGTAAGTCTTTGTAAAACTTATCTACCAAAACATCAAAGACCACCTTGTGCATTTTGTAAACGTATCTTTCTTTGTAGAAATTGTAGATGCCGTCTACATCTTTATTCCAATACAACGATTCGTCACCCTCTAACAAGAGGGGGTCGGTGGGGAAATCTGCAAGAAACTTTTTGTGCATAGAAATCAGATCACCATCAAGTTCTTTGATAGTTTCTAGGTGTCTGGATTCTATTTGCTTGACAAACGGATCGTAGGCATTTGCATCCTTGATTAGTGTATCAATTCTGTCCGTGTGTTTGTTTTTGGTAAAGAAGTTTTCTGGAAACTTGGGCATCCAAAGTTTTTCAAACTCATTTTTGCCGTGCCAGTGTACCAGAATATTGTAGTCACGAACTTCATGGGGTTTGTAGTTTTTTTGCGGAGACCCCGTTGGAGATTCAAAGATACAGAACTTTGCCTTTTCTCTATACAGATGTTCTGTTAAATTATCTGGATAGGATTGTCCTCTGTTGTAAGAGTAAACCCAATCTGACGGCAGAAAAGACCAGTAATTATCACCCACCACGTTATGCTCGCGATATGGATAATAGTTATCAGTGCCTTTCCAGAAAGTTTTATAAACGGTGTCCTTATGTTTGATTACATCATTGTATATTTTTTCTCCCTCATCATTACACCACAACATGACACTAGAGTTATATAAAGTGCCTCTCACATCTTTGAACCTACGATCATTCAACACTTTTGGATTTTCCCAGTGGGAGTAAATCATGTGAGGAGTTTTACTCAACTCAAAGATATCATCGATGTTGTTTTGAATAACAACATCTAAATCCATATAACAGAAAGGGCCCTTGGTTCTCAACCAACGGTGAGAGTTCAATACCAGAAACTTTGCCCTATCCCAACAATAATTTTCTTTACCAAACCATGTATCTGGATGTAGGGTGTCTACAGTTGGAATTGATCTTATCTTTATATTTTTATCAATACCTTCTGGATCATCAGTGTAACAAATAAACTTATGTCGTTTACTGTAATTCTGTTGAACCATCTTGTAGAGATTGTTTACATAATCAGGACTGTATTTGTTGCCCCATCTTATGCATAGAAAATGCATCATAATATTCTTGTCTCAATTGTTCTTTTGATTTTTGTCCATTCAATAACACTATAGGATAGTCTGGTTTTATTTGATATGCTCTGGGTGACACATCTGTTGCCGAGTCAACACCATTCAACCAAGAATAGATCAATCCCCTTGGGAATACATTACTAAATAAATTTTCGTGATAGAGAAACCTGTCATCGCCACAATATTTAGTCATGTAATATTGGTCGTGTTTTTTGAAGTGATCGTAAATATATCTAGCATTGTTGTCACTCCAAGCCATAACACTGGAGTTCCACAACCCCTTCCACCTTTGCATCCATGCTGCATTTGGGTTGCCGTCTTTTAAATATACTTGGTTTGAGTCGTACTTATGATCACCGTGTGTAACGTGTTCTTTTATTTTCCAATAACAATAACATATAGTTGGTTCTTTGCGAAAAACTTTGTCGAGAGACCCTTGTACGATAAGGTCAAGGTCTAGGAATATACAATCACCATGCCAATCATGACTAAAGACTTTTATTTTTTCAAATGTTTCGTCTTCACCCGCAGGCAATGTCTCTATGTTTTTGTTTAGGTATTTTTTGTTTTGATCGTCTACAATACAAACGTGTCTGTATTGTTTAGTATCATGATAAATACGATGGACATCATCTGCATTATATTTGTCTCCGTAAAGGAGAGTCACGATGGTTTTCAAGATAATCCTCCCATATTATAAATAGTATTTAGACACTGAGGAAAGCGTTATGACCGTCAAAACTGTAAAGAATTTAGTGGTTGACCAAGGATCAACCTTCAGCGCCACCATTTCTGTCACCACCGATGGATCGACTGCAAAGAATCTTGCTGGATATACCACAACCGGCCAGATTAGAAAGTCGTATGGTAGTAGCACCGCAACAGATTTCACCACTGCTCAAGTAGACGCAACGGGCGTGATAACCATATCACTTACCGCAACACAAACTGGCGCATTGAAAGCTGGAAGATATGTGTATGATGTCGAAATTGCAGATTCACCAGAGGTTGTTCGTGTGCGAGAGGGTATTATAACCGTCACCCCACAAGTTACACGTTAAATATTTATTATGTCAGATGAACTCTCCAAATTCTTTGCAGCCATTGCTGAGGAAAAGAAAAAATCCAAAGCGGAGACTCAAAAGCGCTCAAAAAAATCAGTAAAAATCCAAAGGGATTTTGTTGAGGAATTTTCTAAAGAGTTCAAAAAACTAAAAGAACAAGAAGAACAACAGAAGCGTGAAGTCGCCGCGATGGAAGCATGGCTGACATCACCAGTTATAGAAAAGAATGAGGAACCTGTTGCCACTACTGAACAAGTCACTGAAGAAGAAATTGAAGCAGTCGAGCAAGTCCTTGAAGAAGATAAAGAAATCCTCGAAGCGTTAGCTGAGACGCCACTCCAAGAACAAGCTCTGGAATACTTGAAGACCAAGAAGAAAGAGATCACCGAAGAGTCTGCTGAAGTAGAGTCGATCAAGAAACAAATTCAAGACCTCAAGAGACACATCACTAATTTGAATCTTGCCCAACAAGGAATGGGTGGCGGCGGTGCAGTCAATATCAAA